CGGCATTTATATAATCGCCATACCCGGCAACTACAAACGCCACCACAGCTAGTATTACCCCTATTTCATACCCAAGCTCTTTGATCACTACTTCAAAAGCTTTGGATATAACAAACTGACTTACCAGTACCTTCAAGACGGCCTGTAATATTAATAACACCACCGCTTGAGTACCTGCAGCTACTGCAAGGGTCCATGCCTGTGTACCTTGAGAGAGGATGGTGATGACAACCGCAACCACAAACAGGACGATTTGGAAAATACCTCTCTCGTACCACTTCACCGTTTCAGTGACGCGGGCGTTCATAACAAAGTGCATGGACCGGTAGTACAACCGTTCCTTACGGTCAAACCGCATCGTACGGGCAATGGTGTAATCCACTGGTATCAATAATCTATCGGAACCTGCATTTACTGTGACGTCCTTATCATCGTAAATGTTGTAGCGGAGTTGGAGCCCCTCCACGAGTATCTCGTCGTATGACGTAGCCGATACCTGAAAACGGTACCGCATGAGGTCCACGGTGTAGGTCTCCTCAACTTCCTGATGATCAATGTCACTGGTGTTGCTCACATCCCGGATGACCGTCCGTGTGCGGGTTTCCTGGATCATCTCCTGGTGATACGACTTGAGCTTCCCTAGCGTCCCCGCCTGGCGGCGGCGCCGTATCTTGGCAAAGCTAAGGGTGCAATCGAAGTCTGCATCTTTTATACGTATGGCCTGCCCGGGGCGGTAGTGTGAGACACCTTCGACTGTTTGGTACTGTTGGTTGTCGGGACTCTGTAAATAGAGCCAGTTGAAAAACTTGAACAGGTACTCCTTCTCTACGTCATCGTCCGATCCCGCGGGTACAGCAAACATCAGGGCAGCCTGATCCAGCTTGTCTACATCCGGATTCTCATGGATGGTGTCACCTAGCTTCTGGTAATCCAGTCCCATCAAGTGCATTAACTGGTCAGTGCTTTTGTACTCTTCGGTCTCGTGCAAGGAAGGGTTGGTACGGTTCACGTCGTTGTGACGGAACAGCACCACCGGCAGGAACGTCCCGTTGGTGACTTGGTTTCCATCATGGACCGCATCCAGTACGGGGTACGCTCCGCTCTTGTACCGGTAGGTAAAATACCCGGTCTTCTTTTTCCCATTCTCTGTGTACCGGTACTTGGCGTGGAAGCATTCCAGATCGTCGTCGTACTGACTGAAGTCGAAGAACAAAGTGTCCTCAACACCGGCTGAATCTACCAACGTAATTTCCACCCCATCCGTTAGCAACTCACCGAATTTCCACACAGACGTTTTAGGTGCGGTTCCCCGGTTGGGTATGTAGCGGTCCTGTGGGTGACGGTCCCAGACATTCAATGTCCCATCGTCTGCCAGGATTTCAGGCTCCCCAGGAACATCTGACTGCATGGCGATCGTGTTGACGTGTGCCACCATATTCTTGACCCAGGTCTTCTTACCGCGTTGTGCGGAGAGTACCGTGACTTCGTTAGTGAACTCGTCGTAACCATACTCGGCAGTCAGCTTTTCCCAACCCGCGTGAAGGTTGTTCAAGGGCGTGAAGTAAAAGTAGTCAAACTGAATGGTCTGTCCCAGTTCGGCTTCAATAATGTTTTCAACCGTCTGTTTACCATCGCCCGCATCCAGAATGCTGTAGTTGGAAGGCCCATACACGTAATCTCCTCGGGCTGCGTACCGGTAACCACGCTCCACTTTTAACGCATGGCTACTCAACCCATTATTCACAATGGTGTGCGTCAGACGCTGGTTCTTAAATACCGAATCAATCAGGTTCTTCTGACGCATATCCGGAATCTGGTTATCCGCAACAACGCGGGATATTTGAGTACTGACGTAGGTTTTCTTCTTGCTGCTGAACAGGCCCATAAATCTTCCTCTTTCTGTACACAAAAAGAGGGGGCATTCGCCCCCTCCTTCCTACTTTCCTGTTGAACCGATTGGTTACGGTGTTTCTGTCCAGGCCTCTACGCCTTGCAGCATCGTACGAACGGCGTCCCCTACCTTTACATCGCTCAGGTTATTCGTCCCGTCAGCCAAGGTCGTATCATCCATGGTCTTACGGACGTTCCAGGTGTCTACCAGAAGCTTCGCCGCTTTCTGTTCAGCATCCCGCAAGTACCCTTGCCTTTGGGCATCGTACAACTGGGTCTGTTTACCAATCACACTGTCTGGACCAACACCGGTTCCGGAGGTTTGCGCCTGTTCGGTGACCTTCTTTTGAGCCAGTAGCGCAGTCTCTGCAATGGTTTTCAGCTTCTGCTCCATGATCAGATCGTACTCACCCCGGAGTTTGCACTCCTGAGCCACCAGAACCGTGTTCTCCGTAATGGCGTTCGCAGTCTGCTGATCAACCAGCGCAGTCTGGGCATCCGTCTGTGCGGTTTGAGCGGTCAGTTGGGTCTGTTTAAGCTGCTCCGTCAGAATCTGCTCACGAAGCAATTCGGCTTCCTGGTCCGCACGCTGTTGCTGCAGGAGCATCTGCAACGCACGATCCATAACGGACTGCATGGCCCCGAGGTAGACCGTGGCGTAATCACCACCTTTGATACGGCCTTTCTTGTACTCGTCCTCTACGTGCTTCTCAACAGCGGTCATCAGCACATCAAAGGCACCGGTCCCGGTTAAGGTACCTTCGCCTACGGTCAGGTCTGAAACTGCAATTACTGCCATGGGTCTACCTCAATGATCCAGTGAATTAAGCCGCTTGGCCTTTCGCCATGGCTTGACGCTGAGCCAGGTCTTTCAGTTCTTCTTTCGTCAGAGGCTCCAACACCGCAATGTTGAATTCGTTGATCAGCTTGCCGCGACGGAGCTGACGACCACGGTCATCCCGTTCGGTCACAAACACCTGGCATTTACGATCACGTAGGACGTTGTAGATAATGCGCGGGACATGATATTCCACACCAAACTTCACAAACTTACGGAACGTTCCTACAACCTTGTTGCCAGCGGTAATGACCTCACCGTCATACTCCGCTTTGTTGGGATTCATGCAGGTCACTTGAATACGAACCAGCTCACTGGCTTCTTTCTGCTTACGCACGCGTTTGGCAGTATCGGTTTCCTTTGCCGGCGCTACGTCGTTACTGGATTCTTTATCAGCCAGCTCGTCTGCGATTTTCTTACGCAGGGTTTCTGCGGTGGTGTCTTTACGGTATTTGATATTGAGTTGGTCTGCCCGGGCTTTCAGGTCTTCAAGCTCGGCTGCTTCCATATCTTGGTTCTGGTTATCTTCGCTCATTATGTGTACTCCGGAATCTTTTAGTGGAAATGGGAAAGGGGCTTGCAGCCCCTTTCCTCAATCAACCTATGATCAGGTCATAGGTTGAATTTCTTTACATCGGTGCTGTGGTTTTCACCAAAGCAATACGCTCGCCACGCTCCAACAGGAAGCCGTAGTACCACTTGATGGACATGAAGCCAGTCTCACCATACGGATCCGTACGGTCGGCAGTTTCAGTGCCAGGCTTCTTGTGTGTGATATTGAACTTCACGGTCTTACCATCGGTCTGGAAACCAATAGTAGAGAAGGAAGAATCACCCACGACCAACATCGGCAGTACGTCAAACTTGGTGCCTGTTTTGAAGTGTGTGGCGTTCGCGGTTGCATCCGCACCGGCGCCTTCCCACTTCATCATTTCCGGAACCACAATGACGCGGAACCGTGCAACGGTACCCACTTCACCGGTCAGGACATTACCACCAGCCGCATACTTCTCGACCGGGATAAAGGCCTTATCGCCATGCAGATCCACCATGCCTTCCAGCAGGGGCTGCAGTTCAGAACCCACGTACATCACACGGCAAGCCGGGATCGTGCGGGTATCGACCATACGCGTACCGGTCAGCACCTTGGTGTGCTTCGGAGTACGGTTGTTGTCCAGGTCGATCTGAAGACGCAACAGGTCGCCGTAAGTCACTTCGTCAGCCTCATCCAGCTCAGCGTCTGTAGTAGCATCGCCGGCGAACTTGACCACGCCAGCAGCGTTCAGCAAGTCGACCTGAAGAAGGTCTTCAGTCATCTCGTTGGCGCCGTTCAGCATCTCACGGTTAATGTGCATCATCAGTTCTGCGTCGGTATCAAAGTCCAGGGATTCCTGGGTGTACTCGTCGAAGAAACCGAACTTGGCGATGGAACCTTCAATTTCCTTACGCTTGAAACCAACCCGGTTAACACGACCACCTGTCTCAGACAGGATCGGCATTTTGCCAGGAATGGAGCCTACGTCTTTGCTGGAACCGTACAGGTTACCGTCAGCGATCGTGGCACCGGTGGCGTCAATACCCTGGTCATTGATGTTCGCGTCATCAAGCAGCGGCAGGTAGTGGTACTTCTTGATCTTCTTACCCATGTGCTTGGGCAAGTTGGTTACGTTGGCCAACTGACCAAAGTATTGCTCTTTACGCATCTCAATGAGTGCGCGCTTGATGTAGCTATCGGTACGGATCTGGGTACCGATGTTGGACGGAGTACCGCCGACTGGATCGTTATAGGACTGTGACATAAGCTTCTCGCTTTAATTACATAAGGTTTGAGTCGAACTGCTTCTCAAACTCCTCATCCGACATACCCAGTGGGTTAAAATCAGACGGTTGTTTGGAAGCGGGTTTGGTTCGGGTGGAACTGGCCGCCCGTTTCTTCTGTTTGATAGCCGAATCTTCTCGCTTTGCAGGGGCTCGGCGTGCAGCGGGCTTCTCAGGTGTTTGTGTTGGCTTTGGCGCCATATCCGCAAACTTGCCTTCTTCTGCCATGCGGTCACCGACCGTCTTGTAAGCGTCGATATCCGACACATCACTCAACTGACCAAACGTTCGCAGTCGCTCAACCTCAGTGCTGACCCGTTCATAAACGCCATTGGCCATCTGGTCGTTCAGAACCTCCAGTACACGAGGGTTATTCGCTATGATCTGCTTACTTGCGTCGTCCCACTTATTACTGACGAGGTCGAGAGTCTGGTTGTAGGTCGGTGTGTCCTGGAGGCTTTCCAGTACCGAATCCAACTCAATCTCACGGTCGTCAACATTGTAAGTGTTTGGTCGATAATCACTTTCTTCTTCTGTATTCAGATCCAGTGGGTCAACACTGGCATCCTTCAACAATTTCTGGATCGCCCCTTTATCCCCACGGGTCAGGTCGATCAGATGGTTGAGTCGTCCTTCGTCATTCAGACCGTGCTTGTCGAGGAGTTTCACGGTCTTCAATGAGGGCTTCAGCGCAGCCATCTTCTTGTTGTAGTTCGCACCCATCTGCATCAAGCGACGGGCTTCCTCTGCGTTGTTGGCTTTCATCTCACGGCCATTGGCCTTGAACGGAGCCATCAACTTCTCGTATTCCGATTTGAAGTCCACCTCAGACTCATCTTTCTTTTCGTCTTCGTCGGAGGCTTCCTCTTCGTCAGACTCGCTGTCGTCCTCAGAATCGGTGTCTTCATCACCGTCTGATTCCGCATCAGCATCGTCTTCCGGGTCTGAATCGGACGCCTCATCCTGCGGATCGGCGTCCTCCTCGTCCGTGTCTTCTTCCAGGTCCGTGTCGTCCTCATCAGCGTTATCGGCTTCAGGGACGTCCACGTCTGTGGTGTCTTCTTCAGTCAGGTCCGTCTCTTCAACGTCCTGCTCAAACACCGAAGGATCCAGATCAGCAAACGCTTCGTCGGACATGCCCAGAGCGTCGTCGTGGACGCTCTGTTCAGTGGTCGGGTTGGATGTGCTCATTATTCAGACGCTCCTTCCAGTTCAGCGCGAAGGTCTTCACACTCATCGAGTGCTTCCTTGGCGGCTTCGGCTTTTGCCGTGACCAGATCGAGGTACTGTGTAAACGAACCAATGGCATCCAGATCCCGAAGTACCCGGACTTGTCCACGTTCATCCTGCATGTTCGGATCAGCTTTCAAGTGGACCAAACGTACCGCCTCTTCTTTCAGGTACTCCACTTCGATTACCTTTTTGAAGTCGCGATTCTTACGCAGACGATCCATGGCATTACCCAGTTGAACCATCTCGTTAAGGTCTTTGATATTACTTTCCAGTTCGTGCAGTTCTTGCTGGCTCATATACATCCCATTTAGTGCGGTTGAGTTAATAAGTAATTACTTTAAAAGAACGATAAACAAATAAATTATATTTATCACAACTTTTTACTCTTTCGAGCCAGATAAGTAATCACGTAACCGTTTCTTGTTGTCCTCTTCCGCTTTCAGGTTGTATTCAATTACTTTTGTTTTGGCTTGTTCCTGTGATTGCCGTGCAATCTTTTCCAGGTCACGTTCCTGAGTAACACCGGACTCTTGTTCAACGAACTCCAGGTTATTCTTATCCGTCTTACTTTGAGTCTCACTTGCTCTAGCTTCGTCTACTTGTGCTTCGGCATGGTTCTCTACAGTACGTGAATCAATCTCGCGTATTTCAGCCAGTAACTTCTGCTTTTCAAGTTGCTGCATTTCTTGCTGGTGTGGATCCGGTTGGGGTTTCCAATCGGCAATGCGTTTAGCCAATGCGGGCATCTTACGTAGGCGGGCAATATCAGAGAGGATGATGTTACTTAGTTCCGGATCCATGTTATTACCCATGGTCTGCAACATGAACGCCATCTCTTGGGCTTTCTTTTCATCTTCTTCAACGGTTGAGATATCCAGCTTCAGATCGTAATGACCGGCCAGCTTGTCTTTATTGATAACCTCAAACTCGTCGTCGGTAATACGGACAACTTCCCGCTCATCCAGGAACTCGGCATTCATGGCCATGATCTTCATGCCAATCTTGCACAGGCCATTGGAGAGACGACGGAGGATACCCAGTTCTCGTTTGGAGGCGGCATCAAGCGCACCGCGAACACCGGCCGCAACATCCCCAAGGGCAGCACCCGAGACGCCTTGGCTGTAGGACTTCACACCGGTAAGGGCTTCCGCTTCCTGGTTCTGCGACTGCATCATCAGCATGGCGGACTGCGGAATTTCCGGGAACGTGTGCATGTACATGGCTTGCCGTGGGTCGACGTTGCCATTGAACTGGTAGTTCTCCCCGTTCTGCCAGCGGCGACGGTTCACCGCATCGAGGGCGTCTTTACGCATCCCCATCTGACCGTTGGCAGAGCGACCCATAATGTCGATCATGCCCCGGAGGGTGGCACCCATAATCTTCTGGTTATCTTCCAGCAAGGCACCGTCAGGTTCGCCCCGGGTTGATCGACGCTTCGGCAGGTAATGGACAGTTACGAAAGGAATTTTCTTATCCGGGAAGGGGTTCTCTTCCATCCGGATTAAGGTGTCGCCTACCCAACTTGCGACAATAGGGCGTACAACACCAGAACCATCAGTATCCCAATATCCCCAATATTCATAAACGACGACTTTCTTACGGGCTTCGTCAGAAAACGTGAAATTTGAACTATCTTCGGTTCCATGGTCAGGCTCTGCTAGGGGTGAATGGTTGTTGACATTGATCTCGTCAATATTGGTGTATTTAGGATCTTTACGTAGATCCGCCATAGACGATTCAAAGTTGTAAATAACAAAGCTTGCCTTGTCGATATCACCTTTACAGGTAGGGTCTATAATGACGTTGCGGTAGTCACAGACTTCAACGGTAGGACGGTTAACCAGCGTGCGGGTCTTTTCCTCTGTGGCGCCCGGAACCATTTGAGGGGAGTGAGGTACACCCGTTTCCAGGGTGATGTCATGCGCTGCCTGCAGTTCTTCCGGCACCTCCCCGTAATACTCGGCAGGGTTGCGTTCTTTAATCGCGGCAATTTCCTGGTGCAGCTCACCTGCGGCCGGGTCCGGTATAAATTCAAAGACAGGGGCCGTGTAGGGCTCCTCTTCAAACTCCCACCCTACTCGACAGATGATCGTGCCTTCGTCCACACCGGTACGCACGTACTCATCAATAAAGGCAACTTTATCAATGTCGAAGTTGAATTGACTGTTCAGAACCAGTTGGCTTTGGCGTGAACCTTCTTTGTCTGCCCACGTAACCGGCTTGGCTTTAAACAAGTCGTCCGTGGACAAGTAAGGTTCGGACAGGGAGGCATACCGCCATTCCGCTTGTTTACGGATAAGCTTGGGTACCATACGTGATCGGCCCTTTGGGGCATTGACCTTCGCGGACCCAGTTACATACAGGTTGTCGAGGTACTCATTAACTTTACTTATTTGATCCTGGTGATCTGCGTGAGCTTCTGTAATATCACGCTTCAGGTCTCTTACAGTGGGTTCTTTCTTCCACTGTGTTAACGGCGTATTGGTTACGTCTATATCAAGACTTTGCTCAGTTTGTTGCATAGGTCTTTAACCCCATTCATGTGTAATACTGCACATGGTATTTAATTAAAAACAGGAGTGCTGAAATGAATATCAAACCACTACATAAAGGTTTTAAATGTCCCGTACAGGGAACCAGTCAATCTGGCGGGTACGATATCTACATGCCGGAAGATGGTTATGTAGAACCACAAGCAGAGGAAGGTGTAAAGATTAAACTGGGTTTTGCTGCCGAAGTACCAGAAGGCCATGTAGCCAAGATTTACCCGCGTTCGGGTATGGGGGTTAAGCGTGGTTTAGCGTTAAATAACACGGTCGGTATTATTGA